TTTCTGTTGGAGACAATACTAATTATGACACATACATTAGTATGTCTGATGCAAATGGTAGAATGATGATGAGTGCATTGGGTGAAAGTTCAATGGGTGATTATCAAGGTATAGTAGATGGTACTTATTTGTCATTTGATGATTCAGATGATGAAGTAAGACTTCAATGTGAAGAATTTATTTTAGTTGGAGATAGTGATTGGGCTAGTTTTGGTAATGGGTGTCACTTTGAAGTAAGTGATACTAATGCTCAAATTAGTTGTAGTGCTATCGGTGGGGTAGTAGTGAAAAGTTTATCTACAGGTGGTAGTATAGATGTAGCCGCTAATGCTCTTGGTGTTTTACAAAATGCGGCATCCGATTTTACACTAAAAGAAAACATAAAACCAATTGAAAATCCACTTAAAAAAGTTTTGGATTTACAAGGTGTTAGTTTTAAATACAAAAAAGAAAATGATAGAAAAAAATACATAGGTTTGATTGCACAAGAAGTAATGAAAATAGTACCAGAAGTTGTTTTTGAACATGATGATGTATTTGGTATAAATTATAAGTTGTTAGTTCCACTTTTGGTTGAAGCTGTAAAAGAAAGACAAAAAGAAATCGAGAATCTCAAAGAAAGACTCGATAAGTTTGATTAGTGATATTTATATATAGGAAAATAGGAGTCAGAAATGTTAGTAAATTTTGATGAAATAATAGAAGTGGTTTTACACCACGAAGGCGGTTACGTAAACGACCCAAAAGACCCAGGTGGGGAAACTAATTTTGGTATAGCTAAAAGAAGTCACCCAGATGTAGATATAAAGAACCTTACAAAAGAAGGTGCAATGGAAATCTACAAGGAACACTACTGGGATAGAAATAAAGTAGAATCTTTATCAGAAGATTTAAGACATATTTATTTTGATATGTGTGTAAATCAAGGTAGAGGAAGAGCAGTTAAAATTTTACAACAATCAGCTAACGCTAAAGGTGCTGGTTTAAAGGTAGATGGTGGAATGGGGCCAAAAACGATAGCGGCTATGGATGGTGTTGAGTTAGATAGAGTTAGAGCTTATCGTGTTAAATACTATGCTGATTTAGTAACAAGAAAACCAGACTTAGAAAAATTTTACTTTGGTTGGTTTAGGAGAGCATTAGAAGTATAATGAATAAAAAAATCTTAAAAGAAATGATAAAATCAGAACTTCGTGAGTTTCTTGAAGATACAGGAAAACTTTGTGTTGTTTTGATGGGTTTACCCGCGGCTGGTAAGTCTACTTGGATTAATAATGAGGGTTCAAGTTACATACCAGGATTTACTGGATATAGTGTAACCAATTCTGATTCACAAGTACAAGCTTTACAATATGATACAGCTATGTTACATTACCAACATTTGTTAAAAGTAGCCCCTGACGAGGAGCATGATAGTGAAGTTGGGTTTGGTGAATTTGTTGGTAATACTGCATACACATCCAATCGTGGTCAAATAATTACATTTCCTTTTGATTTTAATTGGTGGTTACAAAATAAAGATGGTGGTAGTGCTAACTTTTATAAACTATTGTATAAACCATTTTATGCATCATACTTTGATATTAGAGACATAGCTAAAGAATATGAAAAAGATTTGTTTCAAACCAAAGTTCAAAAAGCTGGTAAACTTCTTGTTATTGATACTGTTGCGGCTAGACCACCTAAAATTTTACGTAGATTGAAAAAAACACGACAAGAGGGTTACCATAATGTAATTGTTTACTTGGAGATAAATCCAGAACTAGCTGTAGCTAGAGATAAGTGGAGAGAAAAAAATGTTGGTAGGGGTGTAGGTGCTAAAGTCATAGAAAATTATGCTAAACTAATGAAAGGTGCTTATAAAACTTACCAAAAAGATGGTAAAGCTTCAGATGGTTTAATTGATAGATTAATGTATTTTAAATGGAATCCATCTGGTGATTCACCAATTAAAGGTGTTTGGATTAAAAAAGAAGACAATAGATATTCATTGAAAAGAAAAATTAAAAAGATGAAGGAGAAGTAAGTTGAACGGAATGAAAAAACTCGTAGAATCTGTTGTCAGAGACACTATTGCCGAAGACAAAAAGGAAAACGAAGTAAATAGAGTTGTTGGTGTTTACGTTGGTAGGTTTCAACCATTTCACGCTGGTCATTTTAACACTTGGAAAGCAATGGTAAAACAATTTGGTGTTAACGATACATATATAGCTACATCTAATGTAAGTGGTGGTGATAGACATCCATTCAACTTTAAAGAAAAACAAAGAATTATAAGTAAAATGTATGGTATTAAAAAGAGCCATATAGTACAAGAAAAAAATGTATATGCTCCTACTAATATTTTATCTAAATACGACGCAGAAAGAACAGCTGTAGCAGTTGGTGTTGGAGAAAAAGATGGTGGTAGACTTGGTGGTAAATATTTCAAACCATTTCCAAAAAAAGGGTTAGTTAAAAAGCTTAGTGGTTACGAAGATAACGGGTATATTTATATAGTACCAACCTTTAAGTTAAAAATAGGTGGTTCAAACATAAGTGGAACACAAGTAAGAAAGGTTTTAAGTTCTACAGAAATAGATGATAACAAAAAGAAAAAATTATTTAAAGTTATATTTGGTAAATATGATGAACAAATATATAACTTTATTACAGGCAGATTAATGTTTGAAAACAAGATTGTGCTAACTAAAGAATTGGTACAAGACTTTTTTGTAGAAAATGATATAGAAAAAATCATACAAGAGTCTTCTACCACCACGACTACTTCTTCAAAAAGAGGTCAAGCCGCTGGAGGGCCTTCCGATGATGGGCCAGGAACATTTTATAATAGTTTTGCAGATTATTATAGAGTATCGAGAGACGCTGTTCCATTCTTTATGCAAAAAACTGGTTGGACAGTTATGGAGTTCATGATAAAAGACAAAAAAGCAGAAGTTTTAGACCCTGATATGGATTACACAATGATACAAAATCCAATATCAGCCGTTACATTTGGTAGAGCTGGTTCTATACCAGGTAAAAAACAAGCCGAAATGAACTATAAACAAAGAATAACAAGTGTAATAGAAAGAGTCGGTTGGGAAATAGTCAAGTGGATGGGAATGGATAGTAAAGGTGTACAAATATCACAGAAACCAGGCGACGAATATGGTAAAGGTAAAACTGCATGGTCTGCTAAAGGAACTAAGGATGAGAAAGCTAAACTAAAACCATCAAGTGTTAAAGATACTGGTTTACCAGTAAAAAGACAAAAAGCAGATGATGAAGTTGGTCAGTTAAATTTAATTGATAAACAAAAAGGATTACACGAAAGACTTGATATAACTAAGGAAGTAAAAAAACTTTTAAATGAAGGTGGTGCATATGGACATCTAAATCATCCGTTTGATGATAACAATTTAACATTTAAAGATTTTAAAACGATGATTGTCAATACACTACAAGGTGACCTAAGTAAAGAAAAACCAGTTACCGAAAAAACAGATGGTCAGAATATAATGATAAGTTGGAGAGATGGTAAACTTATAGCGGCTAGAAATAAAGGTCATTTGATGAATAAAGGTGCTAGTGCGTTAACTACCGCTGGTGTTAGTAAAATGTTTGCTGGTAGGGGTGATTTACATAAAGCTTTTGCTGGAGCTATGGTAGACTTAGAAGATGCTATAACTGCTCTTACTGATAAACAAAGAGATAAGATTTTCAAAGAGGGTGAACAATTCATGTCCTTGGAAATTATCTACCCAAAAACAGCGAATGTGATTCCATATGAAAAATCATTGTTAATATTTCATGGTGTAATTCAATATGATGAAAAAGGAAATGCAATAGGTGACTATTCTCAGTTTGGTAGAATGTTAGCTGGTATGATTAAACAAGTAAACAAGGATGTACAAACTCAATACAAGATTGATTATCCACCAGTTGTAGAATTACCAAAAGCTAAAGATTTTTCAAAGAGAAAATCATATTACCTTGGTAAATTAGGTAAACTACAAAAAAAATATAAACTAAAAGCTAGTAGTACTTTGGGTGAGTATCATCAAGCTTTTTGGACACAATATATTAAGAAAAATTTAAAAGACGTAAAAGGTAATCTACCAGAAAGTGTATTTACAAGATTAGTTAAAAGATGGGCATTCTTTGATAAGTCATATAAGATTCCACAAATCAAAAAAGATTTGAAAAAATTTCCAAAATTTTTAGATTGGGTTTTAACTACTGATAAAGAAGACCATAAAAAGATTTATAAACAGAATATTACACCTTGGGAACAATTGTTCTTAGAACTTGGTGCTGAAATAATGTTGAACATGAGTCAATTATTAACAGCTAACCCAAAAGAAGGTGCTGAAAAAATAAAGAATGATTTATTAGATACTATAGATACCATTAAAAGTACTGGTAATTTAGATTTAATAAAAAAATTAAAAACTCAAATTCAAAGATTAGAAGCAATTGGTGGATTTGGAGCTATAACTTCAACAGAAGGTATAACATTTACCTTTAATGACAAATTGTATAAGTACACTGGTACTTTTGCTCCAATCAATCAAATCTTAGGTTTATTAAAATACGTGTGAGGTAACTATGGCAGGATATAGTAGAGAAAACGAAAGACAAAATAAAGCATTACAAACTATTTTAGATGGTGGTACACCAGAAAAAAGAATATTTGTGAGCATGATGGATAAGAAGAAAGAGAAACAAGGTGATAGAAAGAGTCATTTAACTGATATTATGGCTGAAGCACGAGTACCTTGGTTTTGTCCAGAGTGTGATAAGGTAATGAAGAAAAAATTAGACGACAAAATGTGGAGATTGTTTGGACATTGTTTTGATTGTCAAGTTGAAACCGAAAACAAGTTAAGGATTACTGGTGAATATGATGAATGGGCGGAGAAAAAGGTACTAAATAATCAAAAGTCATATTTATTAGAACAACTGCAAAGTATAGAAGAGTGGAAAGACCAAAAAGATATCACATTTCTAAACCAAACAAATCCAGATGGTTCAAGTGTAACCAAAGAAACTTGGCAAGTTGATACGGAAAAAAATAAGAAGATTGCTGAAGAAGCACTAATTGGTATAAATCAATTGATTTCAGATATTGAAGAAAAATTGATTAAATTAGAAAAATAATATTTATAATTAGGAGTTAAAGATGCCAATATCAAACGAAAATGAATTGAAAACAAAAGTTCAAGCTATAGCTGGAGATAAAAGAGCATATAGAAATAGTGATAATCAAGCTTCTATAGCTAGTATGATAAAGACAGAAATAACAGATTTAGAAACGGCTGGTTCCGATGCGACGTTGATTGCTACTTGTAAAAGATATCTAAAACGAGTAGAAAATCATTATTCAGAGTCAGTAAACAATTTAACTTAGGAGAAAGTAAATGGCAGACCCAACAAGATACGTACAATCAACAAGTCATTCTCGTCCTGCAGTAGTAACTAATGCTGGTAAGTATAATAGAGTACAAACTGTTTCCGCGGCATCAACATTTGAACCAACTGGTTCAAATATGGGTAAAGCGTTCATCGTTGGTACTGGTACAGCATATAAAATATATGGAGCTAATGGTGGAACTATTAGTGGTTCAGATGGTACTGTAGCGGCAGGAAAAGTAATAGAGCTTGGTGTAAAAAAAGTTGAGACTGGTAGTTCAACAGTGGTTTATATACTTAGTTAATGTCACAAACTGATTTCAAAGAATTAGTTAGGTCGGAGTACGTTAAGTGTGCTAAAGACCCAGTTTACTTTTTAAAAAAGTATTGTATGATTCAGCACCCAATAAAGGGTAAAATACCATTTCATTTATGGGATTTTCAAGAAAAGACATTAGAAGATATCAAAGATAACAGACTTAATGTTATTTTAAAAGCTCGTCAGTTGGGTATATCAACATTAACAGCTGGATATTCACTTTGGTTGATGACTTTTCACCAAGATAAAAATATTCTTGTTATTGCTACAAAACAAGATACTGCTAAAAATCTTGTTACTAAGGTACGAGTGATGCATGCTAATTTACCATCTTGGTTAAAACAAAATTGTGTTGAAGATAACAAATTATCTTTAAGATATAAAAATGGTTCACAAGTTAAAGCTGTAGCAAGTTCAGAAGAAGCTGGTCGTTCAGAAGCACTATCTTTATTAGTACTTGATGAGGCGGCTTTTATCGAAAAAATTGATACGATATGGGCAGCGGCTTCACAAACACTATCTACGGGTGGTCAATGTATAGCATTATCTACACCTAATGGTGTTGGTAACTGGTTTCATAGAACTTGGATGGATGCCGAAGATGGGATAAATGGATGGAACTTTATAAAGTTACATTGGACAATACACCCAGAAAGAGGAGAAGAGTGGAGAAATAAACAAGATTTATTATTAGGGCCATCATTAGCGGCTCAAGAGTGTGATTGTAGTTTCATAACTTCTGGTCAAACTGTAATAGATGGTTTGATTATAGAAGATTATAGAGAGAATCACGTAAAAGAACCATTAGAAAGAAGAGGATTTGATTCAAATATGTGGATATGGGAGTATCCAGATTACTCTAAAGATTACGTATTGAGTGCTGATGTTAGTAGAGGTGATGGTTCTGATTTTTCTGCGTTTCATGTACTTGAAATAGAGTCAATGAAACAAGTAGCAGAATATAAAGGTAAACTTGGAACAAAAGATTTTGGAAATATGTGTGTAAGTGTGGCAACAGAGTATAATAAAGCTTTATTGATTGTTGAGAACAACAACATTGGTTGGTCAGCAATACAGACCATAATAGATTCGGAGTATCCGAACATATTTTACACATCAAAAGATTTAATGTATGTGGATACATCAAAACAATTAACAAATAGATATAGAAGTCAAGATAGGAACATGGTACCAGGATTTAGTATGACTACTAAAACAAGACCATTAGTAATAGCTAAATTAGAAGAGTATTTTAGAGAAAAATCTGTTACTATTAATTCCCAAAGACTAATTGATGAGTTGTTTGTATTTATATATAAGAATAGTAGAGCTGAAGCGATGCAAGGATACAATGATGACCTTGTTATGAGTTTAGCAATAGGACTTTGGGTTAGAGATACTGCGTTAAGATTAAGAGCGGAAGGTATTGAATTGACAAAACGTTCATTTGATTACTTTCAACATCACGGCACTATCTATTCCGCCGATGATAATGAAAACGAATCTTGGAAAATGGAAGTACCCAATAGTGATAAAGAAGATTTGACCTGGTTAATAGGTAAATAATTAAGTAAGTGAGGAAACAATGGCCGACAAGAGTTTAAGAAGTAGACTAAAGAGATTATTTTCATCCAATGTGATTGTAAGACACGCTGGTGGAAGAACTTTAAAAGTTGCTGACACAAATAGAGTACAAGCTGTATCAGACTTGACAGATAGATATACTAAATTGTATAGTAATCTACAAAGCCCATATGGTGTTGGTAGACAAAAAGCAACTACTGATAGAGGACAGAGAGCTGGTCTATTTTCTGATTACGAATCAATGGACAATGATTCAATTTTATCATCTGCACTTGATATATATGCAGATGAGTCTACAATGAGGTCTGAATATGGAGACATATTACAGATACGTTCAGAAGACGATAATATACACGACATATTACGTAATTTATTTTATGATGTTATCAACATAGAATTTAATCTATGGCCATGGATTCGTAATATGTGTAAGTATGGTGATTTCTTTTTACAATTAGAAATAGCAGAAAAGTTTGGTATTGTAAATGTAACACCAATATCTCCATATACTGTATCAAGGGTAGAGGGAGAAGACCCAACAAATCCACACTATGTAAAGTTCATTGTTGAAGACCCAGAAACAAAATATACAGTTGGTGGTACAAGACAATTAGAATCAGAATTAGAAAATTATGAAGTTGGACATTTTAGATTACTATCAGATAGTAATATGTTACCTTATGGTAAATCTATGATTGAAGGAGCTCGTAAAGTTTGGAAACAATTAACTCTTATGGAAGATGCTATGTTAATACATCGTATAATGAGAGCACCAGAAAAAAGAGTATTTAAAGTTGACATCGGAAACATACCACCAAACGAAGTTGATAACTATATGCAACGAATCATCAATAAGATGAAGAAAGCACCAGTTATTGATAAAGAAACTGGTGACTATAATTTGAAATATAATGTTCAAAATATAACAGAAGACTTTTTCTTACCAGTTCGTGGTGGTGATAGTGGTACAGAGATTGATACGGCCGCTGGATTGACATTTGAAGCTGTAGATGACATTGAATATTTAAGAAACAAGATGTTAGCCGCATTAAAGATACCGAAAGCTTTCTTGGGGTATGAAGATGAAGTTAATGCTAAAGCAACTTTAGCGGCAGAAGATGTTAGATTTGCTCGTACTATAGAAAGGATTCAAAGAATCGTAGTTAGTGAGTTAACAAAGATTGGTATAGTTCATTTATATGCACAAGGTTACACAGACGCAGACCTTGTTAATTTTGAACTATCACTTACAAATCCGTCAATGATATATGAACAAGAAAAACTTGAATTGTGGTCTACAAAAATTGATTTAGCTGGTTCTATGAAAGATAATAAGTTACTATCAACAGAATATGTTTATGACCAAATTTTTGGTTTTACAGCACAAGAAAAAGACTTAGTAAGAAAACAAATCATTGATGACCAAAAGAGAGAATTTAGATATACCTCTATTTCAGACGAAGGTGCTGACCCAGCGTCACCTGGTGGTTCTGGTGAAGATGAGTATGGTGAAGACGATATGGTAACACCAAGTAAAACTAACTACTATACTGCTAGAGATAAAGCTAAAAAGAAAAAACAAGAAAACGAACTTGGGCCAGAAGGTGGTTCTCCACCAGGCGGACACGATGGAGCAGGTAGACCAAAACGACCACCTAAATTTGGTAAAGATGGTTCTGCTAGAGGAAGAGACCCACTTGGTGTAGTGGACATGCGTAAGGGTGGAAAGTCTATAGCGTTAGCACATTTAGATAAGTTAAAGAAGTCTATGAATAATAGTGACTTAAAACTGATAAATGAAACTAATTCTGTAGAAGAAGAGTATAAACGTGAAGTAAATGACACTTTAAATAACGATAAATAGAGTTCTCTAATATTTATAATAGAAGAATTATATACAAAAATACGGAGCTTAAAATGGCCTCAACAAAACACTTAAAAATAAAGAATACTGGTATTCTTTTTGAACTACTAACAAGACAGATAACGGCAGACGTTCTTGAAGGAAAAGAAAATTCTGTAGCTATTAAGACTATGAAAGGATTCTTTTCGGAAAATACAGAACTTGGTAAAGAGTTAGAACTTTATAATGTTTTGATGAACGAAAAATTTACCGCCGAAAAACAAGCTGAGAAATTGATTGAAGCTGTCGTAAAATCAAGACAAAGATTATCTAACAAAAAATTAAAGTTAGAAAAGTACAATTTGATAAAGAGTATTAAAGAGTCTTACGACATAGTAAACTTCTTTTCATCTCGTATTCCAAATTACAAAGTTTTTGCTTCTGTATACAAGTTGTTTGAGTACAACACAAATCAACATAGAAATAATCCAACCGATGAAATTCGTAATAAGTATTCTATTGTTGAACACATTATAAATAAGAAAGTAGATTCTTCTGTAAAAACAAATAAGATAATAGAGACTTATAAGAAATCAGAAAAAGATTTAAGATTGTTGACTTATTCGATGTTAGTTGATAAGTTCAATAACAAATATTCAGATTTGAATGAACAACAAAAAGCTTTATTGAAAAAGTATATAGAAAATGTATCTAATACCAATTCTTTACGTGAGTTTATTAATGATGAAATTTCAAAAATCAATAAACAACTAAAAGAAAAAGTAAAAGATGTAGATGATAAAGTTACTACAATAAAGTTAAAAGAAGCTATGAAGTTAACTAAAAATTTAACTAATCATAGAGTTGTTAAAGATAGCGATGTGGTTAATTTGATGAGATATTATCAATTAGTTGAAGAGATAACTAATGTCACTTCAAAAGGGTAATTTAAAGGAACTTCGTAATCTTATAAAACAAATTGTAAGAAAAGAATTAAACGAAGCTAACGTATCGAGTAATATTGACGGGGGTGAAGGCCCACCATCAACACCGAATTGGGTTAGTAGAAAGAAAAAAAGTAAGAAAAAGAAAAAGTCTGGATATAGTGGTGGTCATAAAAAACCAACAGTCTTGGGCTATATGTTAGCTATTGACCCAAAATTAAGAAAGAACTCTTAGGAGATAATTGTGAAACGATTTAAAATAAAAGAAGTACATCGTTGGTTAAATAATCTTCCAGAAAATAAGTGGAGAAAAATTTATAAAGTAGATGCTAAAAGAGTAGCTCACTTTATTAATCATGGTGGTAATGTAGAATTACCAAGTACCCTAAGAAGAAAATATGGGGATACTGATTTTGTTAGAGAAAAAAAGTTAGCAAAAGGATTTTTACTTAACAAAATTGAAGAAAAGAAAAAATTACAAAGTGAAAATTTAGTAGCAGATGCTGTACAACCACTTATCGTAGAAGAGTTAAAAAAATTAAATAGAGATGGTATACTAAAAGAGATTTCATCAGAATCAAGAGAGTTAAGATTGTATATTGATAATGATGCTAATCTTTATAAACAAAGATATATACCAATTTTAAAGAATTTATCTAAATTCAAAAAAAGGGGTAAGTTTAATTCTAAGTTAGCTGTCAAAGCATTCATGTATTTGGTTGATGATGGTGCTAAAAAGTATATAAAAGATTTTGGTGGTGATAGAAACACCTTTTCTAAAAAACATAAGTTAGAACTAGCTAAAGATTACGCTGAAGAGTTTGAAGAACAATTTAATAATAAAGAATTTGATTTCATGAAATAGGAGCCAAGGATGTCCAAGTCACTTTTAATAGATACTATGTTATTTGAAGTATCTCCACAACATATAAACGAGTCAATTTCCGACAATAATGGTAGATTGATTGTTAGTGGTGTATTACAAAGAGCCGAATCAAAAAATCAGAATGGTAGAGTATATCCAAGAGAGATTTTAATGAGGGAAGCTAAAAAATACACTAAAGAATTTATCAATCAAAAAAGAGCTATGGGTGAGTTAGACCATCCAGAATCTGCCGTTGTTAATTTAAAAAATGTTTCACATAATGTAAGTGAAATGTGGTGGGAAGGTCAAAATTTACTTGGAAAAGTAGAAGTACTTTCTACACCAGCTGGTAATATACTAAAAGAGTTATTCAAAGCTGGTATTAAACTTGGAATTTCTTCACGTGGTATGGGTTCTGTTTCAGAAAGTAGTGAAGGTGATACCGTAGAAGTACAAAAAGACTTTGAATTGATAGCGTTTGACTTTGTATCTAATCCATCTACTCATGGTGCGTTTATGCATCCAATGAATGAGTCTGTAAATTACAATACTAATGAAAATCTTAGAGAAGATGGTAGTGTTTGTGATAAATGGTGTAAAACCGAATCTATTATCTCTGATATTTTAACTGGAGTTTAGAATGAAAGATAGAAATATGTGGAAAAACTGGAGAAATTACAGATTAGACAATCCCACATTTAATCCAGACCTAAATGAACTTCTTAAAGAGGGTGAAGACGAAACTTTAAAAGGTCTTAGTGAAGGAATGTTAGCGGCAGTACAAAATCTCGTTCCAACATTAACAAATTTTGGTAAAATGACTGCGATAATGATGAATCCAAAAGACCCTAAAAAATCAGAAGAAGAAAATGAGTTAAGATTACAATTTGCTAGAAACTCATTACAAGATTTAGAAGAAAACGCTAAATTATTGGTTTCAAATTATAAATTTATTATAAAATATATTAAAGAAGAGTATGGTTTCACTACCGATGAGGATGAGAGTAAAAAAGATGGATAAGTTAACCAATAATACTCTTAAAAAAATTGACAAAGGTCTTGGTGACACAATCGCTAGAGCTATAAAAACAGTATCACGTGGTAAAATTCAAGAATGTGGTGGTTGTACAAAAAGAAAAGAATTTTTAAATAAGGCATTTCCGTATAAAAATGATTAAGAAGGTTGGAGACAAGTACGTTGTCTATGGTAAGAGTGGTGGTAAAAGGCTCGGAACACATAATTCAAAGAAAAAGGCCGAGAAACAATTAGCGGCTATTGAAATATCAAAAAACATACGTGGTGAAGTACGTAAGTTGGTAAGAAGTGTTGTTTCAGAAGCTACTACTGGTGCTCTAGCTATCCAACAGATAAAAAATCAAATACAAGGTGACCAAGCTAATACAAATCAAGTTACTGGTTATGATAAAGAGTATTTTGTTATTGGTAGAACCTTTGATAAAGCGGATGATGGTGCTGGACACAAATATGAAGCTCTATACACAGTATTAGTAAATAAAGATGACGATGAAGTAGTTGTTAATCGTATAAATCTTGGAACTGGTGATGGTGCTACATTTTTAAGAACCAATTTAGATGGATTTGGTAGGGATTCAAGAATACCTACATTGGTTAGAAGTTTGTTGTATGATTTTTTAGGTATACCTGACCCATTAATGTCGAGTTTTTAAACTACGATATATTTATATAAGAGAATAATTATGGCAAACATAAAATTATCAAAATTGGTAAAGAAGACTAATAGTTTTAGTGGTAAGGACGGAGATAACTACGATGGAATTGGTTGGTTTCCAAATAAAAATATGGAAAACGCTAATAAAGTTGAGACAAAAAATAAAATAAAGGCCGCTAAAATTAAAGAGACTTCAAAAAAATTTAAGAGTACATTTGAAGAAGAGAATAAAGATGGAAAATTATCAAATGTACCAGAAAAAATGATTAAACACAAGATGGATGATAATACTGGACAAAAAAAGAGTAATCCCAAGTTTATCAATCCTGACAACGTAATGAAATATATAGAGGAAACTAATATGAAGATATCTAAAGAACAAATCACAGATATTATACGTTCTGAAATTAAAGATGCTATACAAGAATTTCGTATAGATGAAAAGGAACGTGGAAAGGGTGGAGGCCCCGCACAATCTACTGGTTTATCAGTTTCACAAGGTCTATCTAAAGGTGGATTCGCAATACAGAGTAGAACTGGTATTGCTGGTGACACAGAGGGTGGTACAAGGTCAAACAGAGCTCCATCACCAGCTCCAGGTGGAAGTGGTGGTCGAGGAATCAAATCTTCTAAAGGAAGGGCTGCTGTTGCTTCCGCTGTATCTACTGCAGGTGCGTCAAGATTAAGTGACTTTCAAGCGGCTAAAACAGTTGGTGGTAGAAATGCTACAAGTGGTAAAATTAGTGCTGGTTATATAGCTGGTAAAAGTTCGGCTAAAAGTAAGTTCAACGCTATTGTCGATGCTCAGATAACTAAAGTTACTACCTCAAGAGCTGGTTATAGTTCTGGTACTCGTATGTATGTTGCTCTAACAAATTTAATTAATGTCCTAACCGCAAGAAAAACAGAATATGCGGCTAAATGGGATTACGCTACAGCTATTTATAACAATAATAGTTCAGCTAAAACAACTGCTAGAAATGCAATCATTTCAGCTAGACAAACACAAAGAGCTGAAAAACCAGTTGGTGTAGACCCACCACCACCACCAGCAACACCTGACATTGATGGTAGTGGTTGGAGAAATCAACCAGCTAATGGTTTTGACAGAACTGGTTTCAGAGCAGTTACAGATGCGTATAGAAATTCAAGTCTCTTGATGAACGCTATGTATGCAGATGGTAAAAGAAATGCTAGGGGTTTTGCAAGTAATACAGAAGCTAGAACCTTTAATGTAAATGGTAGAGGGGCTTCAACTAATTATGCTGATATGTTAAAGTTAGCTGGAGCACAAACAAGAGGTGATACAAGTGCAAACGCGATGTTTGGTTTAATTGACGCCAGATATGGAAATAGAGCTGGTACTGCAAAATCAGAAGCTATCAAAGCTGGATTTGATGGAAGTGCAGGTGGATTTGTTTGGTTTGTTGGTAGACCAGCGTAAGGAGATATAACAATGAGTAAAGATAACAAGAAATTACTAAGAGAATTTCATGCGTTAGGTGGTGTTGTATCACGTAAAGCGTTTAATTTAGATATTCCAGTCAGAGGTTCTGGTGTAAAACTCTCTTCTTTAATAGAAGGTAATCCAGAGTCTTGGGATAAATCTGAAAATAAAATGGATGTATCAAGATTTTTACAAGATGTATCAGAGTATGGTAACATTGGTAGAGAAATTTACAGAGAAACAAATTTAAAAGATATAGCTATAAAGTTATCTGAGATTGTTGAATCTGCTAAAATACATACAGTAAATGAAACTGATGATTGGTTTGATAAAGTTTCAGTAAAAAGAAACATGAAAGAACTTGGTGGTTTAGCTAACTCATTTATTAAAGTAGCAAAAGAATCTAATGCTTTACAACGTAGAATGGAAACTCTTTATGAAGATATGGGTAACATTTTAGGTAGGTATTACGAAATTAAGGACACTGGTTCCATACAAGAAAAAGAAGTTAAAAATTTAGATAAACCACAAAAAGGTGGTAAAGAAGAATATCAGAAATTCTTTAATGATGCTATGAAAAAATTTGGTGTTAGTTCACCAGACGAACTTAGTGATGAAGATAAGAAAGACTTCTTTAATTGGGTAGATAAAAACTGGTCAAATTCATAAATTTAAAATAGAGGTTATATGGCAATAAAGGTAGATGTAAAAGATAACAAGATAGAGTTTGCTCTAAGAAAGTTTAAACGAAAAGTAAAAGACTCTGGGTTATTACTTGAATTAAGAGAAAGAGAGTTTTATACAAAACCATCTCATACAAAAAGAGTAAAAAAATCTAAAGCAAAACTTAGAATAAAGTACGATAAGTTACGTAGAGAACGAGAAAGAAAGCTCAAAGGCTTTTGAACGTTTTATATATATAGCTTATATTTATTTAAAATAAAATACACCATTACCATTCCTTGGTAGTTCTTATGGTGTACCGATTAGTAGTTCACTATTATAGTTCCTAATAACTATATTAATCCCGTAAATGGAGATATATTATGGACGACCTTTTGAAAGATGCTATCGCAGATGCAAAAGCAGTTCGTGAAACAGCGTTAGAAAACGCTAAAATCGCTCTACAAGAAGCGTTTACTCCGAGACTAACTCAAATGCTTTCTCAAAAAATCCAAAACGAAGTCGAAGACGAAATCGAAGAAGGTGACGTTGAAGAAAGATACGAAGAAGAAGAAGAAGAAATGGAAGCTGAAGACGAAATGAAAGATGATGCTGAAATGGATTCTGAAGATTCTGAAGAAGAAGCTGAAGCTGAAGAAGCACCTGTTGATGACGCTGATGAAGCCGATGACGCTGACGCTGAAGAAGTTGAAGCTGCATTAGATGATGCTGAAGAAGCCGCCGAAGGAGACGAAGGTGGTGAAGAGGAAGAGGAAGGTGACGACCTTGACCTTGAAGCTGTTCTACGTGAGTTAGAATCAGAACTTGATGAGTCTGAAGAAGAAGTTGATGAAGAACTTGAACCTATGGATGCCGATGGTGGTATGGACATGGACAATGGTTCTGCTGAAGTTGATGAAGAAGATGATGAGTTCTTACCTGAACCTGCCGATGAGGAAGGTGATATGGATGTAGACATGGATGATTTACCAGAAAACTTTGACCTCGAAGAAGTACTCAAAGCTCTTCAAGAAGAAGAAGAAGAGGAAGAAGAGGAAGAAGAAGAAATGGATGAAATCACTTCATTAAAAGCTGAACTTGGAGAACATCGCGAAGTTGTTAAGTATCTACGTAGTAAATTAAATGAGGTCAATCTACTCAATGCTAAATTGTTGTTTACCAACAAATTATTTAGAAATCATTCTATGACGAATGACCAAAAAATAAAAGTAATTGAGCAGTTTGATAGAGCTAAAACCCTAAGAGAAGTGAAGTTGGTATTTTCAACTATTGCTGAATCAATGGGGTCTAAGCATAAGAAAAGTGTAAACGAAAGTAAAAAAGGTTCAGCTTCTAAAGTTGTTGCTTCAACCAAATCTAAGAAAGATGAGTCGAAAGATGTAATTTCTGAAGGTGCGGAATTGAAAGCTAGATTTCAGAAGTTAGCCAAAATACTTTAATTAATAACCCTTTAGGAGAATATAATGTCTGAACAAGGAAACTTAAAATCTATCCAATCTATGATGGATGGATACAATCCCTATAAACAACGTTTAGATGAAACTCGTCAGTTGGTAACAAAATGGGAGCCAACTGGACTACTCGAAGGTATTAATGAAGAAAGTAAAGTTTTCGGAATGGCAACTCTATTGGAAAACCAAGCTCGTCAGTTAATTGATGAGTCTTCCAAGACAAGCACTACTGCTAACTCTGAAGAGTGGAGCGGTGTTGCTCTACCTTTGGTACGTAGAGTGTTTGGTGAATTAGCTGCACAAGACTTCGTGTCTGTTCAGCCGATGAACCTACCATCTGGACTAATTTTCTACTTAAACTTCAAGTATGGTACAGCTCAAGCTGGTCACACACAGAATGCAGATATTCATGGTAATACATCTGGTTCTAATGCTGACGCGGCTGGTGGTTTGTATGGTGCTGGTAAATTTGGATATTCCATAAATGACCACACATCTACTAAAATTTTAGTAGCAAACCTAACTTCAGCTTCTGTCTCATGGGCAGATGTTGACTTTGAGCCTGACCTAAGTTCATCTCTTTCACAACTTCGTAAAGTTACAATTGCAGAAGGTAACGATGGTATGACTAACCCTGATAAAGAAGGTGTAAGAGCTTTCGAAATCTCTGGTTCTGATACCAATGCAATTTCAGCTTACTATCCTGCTTATTCAACATGGGATGGTTCAAACTGGAACTTCATCGTTAAAACTGCGGCTAACTACGAAGTAGACACAGGTGTTTGGATTAAGTATCACAAACAACCTACCGATATCACTCGTGGAGATTTTGAAGATTCTTCACCAAGTGAACCAGCAACCGACATCGGAATACCAGAGATTGACATCAAGATGAACTCTATTCCAATTGTTGCTAAAACTCGTAAGTTAAAAGCTGTCTGGACTCCAGAACTAGCTCAAGACTTAAATGCTTATCATTCAGTTGATGCTGAAGCTGAGTTAACAGCAATGTTGTCTGAGTACATCTCAATGGAAATTGATTTGGAAATTCTCGATATGTTGAAAGCTAACGCTTACGCGAAGACCGAAAGATGGTCTGCTAGAGTTGGATATGAATATGACCCAGCTACTTCTCTGTTCGCACAGTCAAGTGGTGAGTCTAATGCATACCAGAAAGGAACTTGGTTCCAGACTCTTGGTAATAAGATACAATCAGTATCTAACGCAATACATCAGAAGACTTTAAGAGGTGGAGCTAACTTCATCGTAATAAGTCCTGAAGTTGCTACTATTATCGAGTCTATTCCAGGATACATTTCTGATGCTTCTGGTGATGCTAACTCTAATCAGTTCGCAATGGGTGTACAAAAAGTTGGTGTAATGAACAATCGTTTTACTGTCTATAAGAATCCTTATATGCAAGAAAACGTAATACTCGTTGGTTTCAGAGGAAGTAATTTCTTAGAAACTGGTGCTGTATATGCTCCTTACGTACCATTAATTATGACACCGTTGGTCTATGACCCAACTAACTTTACTCCAAGAAAAGGTGTAATGACAAGATACGCTAAGAAGATTGTCAGACCTGAGTTCTATGGTAAAGTTGTCGTTGCTGATGTTAACTACGTTTAACATTTAGGGTACGATAAATAAAAAGGGGGGTTCATTCGAACCCCCTTTTTTTTGCCAAAGATATTTATTATTGATAAAATGTACATTTAATGTTATTAGTTGGAGAAAGATATGGCAACCCAACCAATATGGCCAGGAAGTGGTTCTTATTCAGACGCTACCAATACGCCATTTAGTTTTTATACAGACGACACTACATATGTAACACATTCGGTACAAACAGCCGAATGGTGTGCTAAAAGACTTGGATATCCTATCATGGATGTTGAATTACAAGGTGAACAGATGTATGCGTGTTTCGAAGAAGCTGTTACCGAATATTCTTCTATAGTAAATCAGTATAATATAAAAGAAAATATGTTAAAATTACAAGGTGCTCCTACATCTTCTAATTTTACCCATACTGTAGTATCAGATTTGGGAAGAGCAATAACCGTATCAGAAGCTTATGGAGCTGAAGTTGGTGTCGGTGGACAAGTTGATTGGAAAACTGGTTATGTAGAAACAACGGCTAGTCAACAAACTTATGATTTAGACGATTGGGCTATAGCATCTGAAAGTAGTTCACCAATTGAGATAAAACGAGTGTTTCACGAAGCTACACCAGCCGTATCAAGATACTTTGACCCATATGCGGGTACTGGTCAAGGTACTAATAATCTTATTGATAACTTTGGTTGGGGAGATAACTCACCTGCAGTTCAATTCATGATGATGCCAATCTACGCTGATATGTTACGAGTTCAACAAATTGAATTAAGTGACCAAGTAAGAAAATCAGCTTACTCGTTTGAGTTGATTAATAATAAATTAAGAATCTTTCCAATACCAAAAGATACATTTAAGATGTATTTTCAATACATCAGAAAAGATGATAGGTTTAAAACATTATCAAATGAGGTAACAGATACATATACTGATGGTGGACAAGCCGCAGTACAATCTGACTTTTCAAACATTAGATATGATAACATGACGTATAACCAAATAAACGACCCAGGTAAACAATGGATTAGAAAATATACATTAGCTTTATGTAAAGAGTTGTTAGGTATAATAAGAAGTAAATATGGTAGTATTCCTATACCTGGTGCTGAAGCTTCATTGGATGGTGAAACTTTACGTTCAGAAGCTACAGATGAGAAGAATACTCTTGTAGAACAATTAAGAGAAATGTTAGATGTTTCTACTGGAGATGAATTAATGCAAGAGGAAGCGGCTGAAGCTGAAGCTACACAAGAGATTTTGAAAAAAGTTCCATTAAGTATTTACATAGGATAATAATATGGCTGGTAGATTTTTTTCATCGAATGATTTAAGAACATTTGAGGGTTTCAATAAGGAACTTGTAGGTGATTTACGTACAGATAAGGATGGTTTAATAAATCAACAGATAAAACTATTCAAAGTTTCTTCTGAACATACATCAACAAACTTGTATGGTGAATCTACTGGTGGTAAAGTTTATAAACCTGGTGTTTTATTCGCTTGTTTGATTGAGTCTGGTGATATAGATTTTAATATGGACGAATTTGGTTCAGATGCATTACAAGATGCTACATTTTTTATGTTAAGAGAAACATTAACAGAATTAGATTTAGTTCCAGAAATGGGTGACATAGTAGAATGGAATTATGCACACTTTGAAATTAATGGTATTAATGAAAACCAATTAATAGGTGGACAATTTGACCAAAATTGGTCTGTTAATTGTACTGCACATTTAATTAGGTCTTCTACTTTACAAATAGAAAGAGTTAGGAAAGTATAATGGCTGGTAGATATAGAACAATACCACAAGCTCAAGTAAAAGAAAGAGGTGTCGGGCCTAATGTAAACAGAGGAACACAATTATCAAGAAAAAAAGATAAGGTGAACGATGTTAGTGTAGGTTTGATGGAAGTTGATGCGGCTATTATGTATTATTTCAACGAAAAAATAAAACCGGCCATTGATGATAGTGGTGAGATGGTAAAAGTTCCTGTATTATACTCTTCTGCAGAAAGATGGAAGTCGGCTCAAGTTGATGGTGTCATAAGAGATAATAAAAAACAAATTATTCTTCCAGTCATAACATTTAAAAGAACAAGTATAGCTAAAGATGATACTTTAGCGGTAGATAAACTTGATGCTAACGACCCAAAACTATTTTACCATTTCGAAAGACAATATACATCTGAAAATAGATATGATAAATTTAGTGTACAACAAGGTTTAAAACCATCAAGACAATATCATTCAGTTGCGATGCCAGATTACATGACAATGAGTTATGATGCTATTATTTGGACAAGTTATACTGAACATATGAACACATTAGTAGAGAAAATAAACTTTAACGATGGAGCATACTGGGGAGAACCAGGAAAATTTAAATTTCAAGTTAAAATAGACTCATTCGAAGACGCTACAGAGTTAACTGATAGAGAAAGGGTTATAAGAACTTCTTTTTCATTTTCTTGTAGAGGGTATTTAGTACCAGATAGTATTAACAAAGCTATTAGTACAAGAAAATACATTACACCAAAAGCAATTACGTTGAACGAGGTCATTCAGTAGGAGACATTATGAGTATTAATAAACAATTAGGTGGAGTTACCGATTTTATAAGAACAGCAGAAACGCAACCTGGAAATCAAGCAACAGATTTGGAATTTACAAATACTTTTGGTGGTGACACGATATTTATAATGAGAGGAAATGGTGAACCAACATCAAGTGCAGATTTAAAATCATTTGTAAACTTCGGTTACGTAGGTACAAGATTTTATAAGGTTGCTAATACTGTTTCTGGTAGTGCGTCAGCGTCAATTGATGCTTCGACAAACTCACAAGTTTACAATGTAACACTTGATACTGGTTACCAAATAAGAAATGGTTCGGCTAGAGTTAGTGTGAATGGTTTAGATTTAGTTTCTAATACAGACCAAACATCTACTGAAAGAGCTGATTTTTATGTTAGTAGTTCTAAAAAATCTATTAATATTAGAAGACTTTATACAAATGGATTTGGTATTGACTTATATGAAGCAGATACAGTTACATTATCATATCAACAAGAAAGTACGGGGAGTGTTTAGTGGGAATTAAACAATTAGAAGGATACGTAGGAAGTATACGAGATTTCATAACTCCTATTTCTGAGTCTGTATTCGGTGGAGATGTTTTAAAATTTCACGATACAAACAAGAATGAAACTGGTATGACAATGAATATGAAAAAAGGACAACCTTTTTACTCAACAGATATTTGTAATGTTGGTATTATTGAAAATGGAATTGGTGAAACACTTGAACAATTTGAATATGCCGATGTAACTGGTTCAAATGCAACTTATCAAGAGTTTCATCCAAATTTAAGTGATACGAATAAAATAAAAAACGGAACATTATCTGTTCAAGTAAATGGACTTAACCTTGATTCGGCTCAAGACCAAACTACAAATGAAAGTGGTGTAGAGTTTTTTATGGATTCTACTCAAACAAAAGTACGTATTAGAAAATTATACGTTAAAGACGAAAGTGCGTATGGAAAAAATAGAAAGTTACTCGGTATAAACCTTGGTTTATCAGATTTAAAAATATATGGTGATAGAGTAACTCTAAGATATCAACAGGAGGCTAGATAAGATGCCATTATTAGACCCGTTAAGACAATTACAACCCGGCCCATCGGCTAGTAGGTTATTACAAACTTCAGAAGTAACAAGTTCTGCAACTGGATTACCAACACTTGTTTGGGGTCAAGTAGGACTTAACTTACTTGCAACTGGTAGTTTAGACCTTGGTACAGGAAAGACCTTATCCGCTGGTTTCGTAAAATTATACAACAACGTAATAAAAAATTCACAAGGAAATCCATCAATACAATTACTAACTGGTGATTTTGCAAGTGGTAGTGTTAAAATCATGGGTGATTTGGTTGTAGAAGGTAGTCAATCAATACAAAATGTTGAGACTTTTAGAGTAGAAGACTCTATTTTAGAATTAAACTATACTGGTTCAACGGCGTTAGCAGGACAAGATAGTGGATTGAAAGTTGGAAGAAATGGTACAACAGATGCACAATTATTATGGGATGAATCTACGGCAAAATGGTCTATAGATAATGGAACTGGTGTTTTATTTGGATTAGCTAAAGAATCTGGTTCTAATTTAAAAGGTGCAATACTTACAAATACATCAGCATCTTCAATGGATACTAACGCTAGTTTAACTTTTAGTGGTACTGGTGAAGTTTTGGGATTACCAACAACACCAACAACATCTGGTTCAGCTACATCGAAACAATATGTAGAACAAACTATAGGTGGATATTTAAGAAAACAATATGTACATAAAGTATCGTCAATATCAATACCAAGTACCGCTAGTTTTAACAATAAATACACTGCATCAGCACCAGCTGGTTTTGATGCTACAAATGAAAATGATTTTATATTTTTTATAAATGGTCAATACATGGAACATGATTCTATTACCATACAACAAGATGGAACTACATTTAAATTACTTGTAGCTACTGCAAGTATTGGATATGATTTAGATGGTGATGATGAAATACTCGCTTGGGGTAAATTTAATGCTTAATGGGAACAACTAATGGCAAAAATTGAATTAAAACAATTAGATGATACAGCTGTTGCTGGTTTAACTGGGTCAAGCGGAAGTAGTGGTACTTCTGGTCAGTCTGGTTCTTCTGGTTCGAGTGGTACAAGTGGAGCACAAGGTGCTCAAGGTGCCGCAGGTGATGCTGGTTCAAGTGGAAGTAGTGGAACAAGTGGAGCACAAGGTGCACAAGGTGCACAAGGAGCTGGTGGTACAAGTGGTTCATCAGGTTCAAGTGGAACAAGTGGTGTAGCTGGTTCAAGTGGTTCAAGTGGTACGAGTGGAGTAAGTGGTTCTTCTGGTTCAAGTGGAACAAGTGGTGCCGATGGTTCAAGTGGTTCAAGTGGTACGAGTGGAGTAAGTGGTTCAAGTGGAAGTTCTGGTACAAGTGGTGTTGATGGTTCAAGTGGTTCAAGTGGAACATCTGGTGTAGATGGTGTAGACGCTAGTGGTTCAAGTGGAAGTAGTGGAACGGCTGGTTCTTCTGGTTCAAGTGGAACAGCTGGTTCGAGTGGAAGTAGTGGAACAAGTGGAGCTCAAGGAGCTCAAGGACATCAAGGTGCACAAGGAGCTCAAGGTGCTGGTGGTTCAAGTGGTTCAAGTGGAACGGCTGGTTCAAGTGGTTCAAGTGGTACGAGTGGTTCTGCTGGTTCAAGTGGAACAAGTGGTGCCGATGGTTCAAGTGGTTCGAGTGGAACAAGTGGTGTTTCAGATACTTTTGTAACAACATCATCTTCAAGTACTGCAATACCAACATCACATCCTACAACAATAACAATGACTCTTGGTACAGGACTAGCTTGGAGTACTGGTCAAAATGCTCTTGTAGCTAAAACAGGTGATGCAACAAAACAATTTTTAATGGATGTTACCAGTTATAACTCTGGTACTGGAGTAA